GCTCTACAAGGAGTCGAGTGTTTATGAGTTATGTACTTAAGTCCTAGATCTATCTGCTTAAACGGATCTAACTCTTTCATCTTAAGTAACTGAGGTATACCAAACGCTGAGGACTTAGGGTTATCTTCACGTGGATCCCATCGAGACTCTTTATTCCACAATACCTCTAAGCATCTATATTGCTTAGCATTTAATAGCTTTATATGTGCGTAAAGTTTGTAGTTTTCTTTATCTCTTTGTGTGCTTATAGCTTGAGATGCAGGCATATTGCTAAATAGCAATAGCCCGGCCAAAAGCACCAAACTACGCCTGCGAGCTATCCGCGGTAGCGGCTCGCCTGCGAGTATGGAGCGTAGCCGCCTAGTCAAATACGTGTCAATCTTGAGCGTGCGCTTGAGCGTGTCCCACAACCTATTAACACGTGTGGATAACTTATGTGGATAACTCATAGTTTAACCTGCATACCTAGATAGTGCGTGTAGGCCGGTGGAATAGCCTCTACCATCTCGCCCCATATCATCCAATCAATACCCATAGCCTCGTTAGCCTGATCCATAGTTTTAGCTGTATGCCCACCGCCCGGGATCTCATCACGCATTGAGCCATATATGCCGACGGGTTTACCCTGTTGCTTATGGTGGCAATCTGTACCCTTTAGCTTAACGTTAGACTCAAATAGCCGGTGCCTACGCACCTTAAGACCAAACGCCGAGCCGCACACCTGTACCGCATCGATTAAGGGTGCGCCTTTTACGTTTTCGATTATGTATGGTTTACCGGATGCTACGAGTAGCGAGCGCACTTGAGCGAGTAAATCTTTCTTACTCGTGCTTTTACCTTGAGCCTTACGTAGATGCTGAGTAATACTGTAAGTCTGACACGGCGGCGAGGCGTGAATAAGATCGTATTCCTCTAAGTCCTCCGGACGTAACTCCATTACATCTCTACGTATGTACTTAAATGGATATCGTTTACCATGCTTAATATCCATACCTGTAACCTCAAAGCCTGCACGGTGATAGCCCATTGAGGCCCCACCTGCACCGCAGAATAGATCTAATACCTTAAGCATCTTTTACGTCCTCCATCATCACAATACCCATAACGCCGCATTTAACGCATTGTAAAGACTTAACGTAAGGCGGCAGGTTATCGGTTACTACGCGCTCTATATGCTCTGTTACCTTGCCACATAAACGGCACTTAGTTTTATACGCCATAGTTAGACCTCTTTAGGTATTGCATCTCAAATAGATTGGATCGAGGCACCCAGTAATTATTTTGATACGGGTGTTTGTATTTAGGTTGCTTAGCCATATGTACAGGCATCCATCCGAGCAACACATAAACCGGGCTCCATCCCGTAACTAATATAGCTACATCGTTAGGCCTACCCTCGCCCCTATTTTGTAAGATTAAATGCCCGTTAGCGTGTTTGGTCCATTTAACCTCAATGTTAGCGCCCACGTCTGCCTCCTCGTGAGCGTTATCGGTTTTAGGTACAAAGCCGTAATCGCCAAAATAGTTAGCCACCGCCATCTCAGCACCGCAGCCCTCTGCGTGTTGCCATATCAGCTCGTGATAGTTTGTATAAGTCTGCCCGTAATTACTAGCATCCTTAGGATCCGAGTTAAAGGCTACGCCTCGCTCAAGACCTACACGGTGCGCCGTGATTTCCTGAGCTCTATCGAGGATAACTTTAACTAAGCTCGACACTCTGCACACAACCACGTTACGACCTCTAGGCCTACGTCGCGAATAGTTAAACCGCCTGTTTGACTAACCCACTCGCCGCAATAATCGCACTTATCTACCGGCGTAGCACTTGTCGAGCCGTCGTCATGGACCGTTAAAGCGATCCCGTTTTTTATGTATGTAATCTCGCCCATTTTTATACCTGCGGCTTCCATTTACCATCGGAGCCGAGTACGTGCCAGTACGGGTTACATTGATTAGCGCGGTTTTTCTCGGTGCACTTGTAAGCTGCCCACGGTTTGCCCGTTGCTTTAGCCGTACCCTCGGCCCATATCATCGTGCCATGAGCACATCGAGGAGCAGCAGCTACTAACTCACCGCCTAACTCCTTACCAATCTCTAATACGGCACTTGCCATAGTTGCCATGTCCTCGATCGATGCCTTTGTACTCCATGGATCAACACTTGCCGGTAAAGTCTCTACCTTTTCCATATCCTGCACCGTAGGCCTCGAGTTGTGCTCAAGGCTTGGAGTTAATAGGCCTATGCAGCGCCCATAAGCTGAGGTAATCGTGTCCTCTACCATCCACTTACGCATATTTTGCGGATAGGTTGCTACGTTGCCAAAAGCGTAATCGACGGCGCTCGGCACCGTATCCTCATACTCACGATAAGCCTCAGCTCTTACGAGGATCGTACCTTTCTCAATATCAAAGCTTTCGATATATGCGACTAATCTACCGCTCTTAAACTCTGATCTAAAGCGCTTAATACGAGCGTTTACGTCCTCGTAGTTATCTAGAAACCCCATTAGATTAGCTCCTTATCTTTCAGAGCTTGAGCAATAGCGCGGCCACGTACAAAGCCCTCGCCGTGTCCGTGCTTATAACCTATCGAGTATCCGATCACCATAAACATAAAGCCCATACCGCAGGCTGCCAAACCGATCAATATATCTAAACTATTCATTACTTAGCCCTTTGTTAAGGCCGATCAAGCTACTAACCGAGTAGCCCTCTCAGCGTTTGTAGTATCAGTATGAGGGCTTTTTGTCAGATATCAAAGCGTATTCGTGTTTGGCGTGTCGGTCTTAGGGTGCTCTTTAGGTTTAGACTTTAGGCCATTACCGGCTAATACGCCGCCGAGGGCCCCGGTTAAGAATATGGCCAAGGTTTGTAATAGTTGTATAAAGTCTCGATCGTTTGGCGCTTGAGCTCCTACGGGCTGCGTAACAAAGACAAGGGCATATACGGCACCTGCGGTAATTACAAAAAAGGTTAAAGCTAATACCGCGCCAATTAAGAATATGAGGCGAGCGTGAATATCCTCAGGCGTTAGCCGCTTATTTTCTTTACTCATCTGTCGTAATAAGGTCCTTAGTGCAGGTCCCGGTAGCCTCGCATTGAGGCGGAGTGCACTCAGGCTTTGTCCAGTTTTCGTATTCTTGGCACTCATATCTTACCCACCCATCGTAACCGCACCCCGATAGGAGGATAGTCCCCACTATCGCCCCTATCAGGGCCCGGATCATTTAGAGCCTATGCCGTATTGCTTCTCGCTTGGTTGTACCGCTTTTAGTAGCGGACCTACAAGGCCGGCGATAAAGGCATTAGCTAGTACTTTTGGATCAGTAATACCGGACATATACAAAGCTGCTACAGATGCGAGCGCTGCTCGTGCATATGATTTAGCTGCTGCTTCTAATTGTTTTTTATTCATTTTTTAATCCTAACTTTTCTATTAGTTGTTTAGCCTTAGTAGCCGATACCTCTACCTCAAAGTGCATATCGTCCGGCCTGCTCTTAAAGTCGCCGCCCCACTTGAGGCCGTACTTTTTAGCAAGGGCTCTAATCATCGGTATTTTCTCAGCCGGGAAAGTGTCGTACTTTCCTAGTGGGTGCTTAGTAGCGTTGAGATCGATAGCCGTGCCGGATGAGTGGCAGGATAGCTTTGTCGGATTACCTCGCACCATGCGGTAGGCGTACGCCCAATCGTCAAACGTGCCCTCGTCGATCGGCTCGATTAGCTCGTGAAACTCCGCAGCAAAGGCGGCCAAGAGAGGCCCAACACTCTCGGCGCACCTTAGCTTACGATCCGTACCCCGTACAGGGTAGGACTTTATTTTAATCTGATCCGGATCTTTAGAGGCCGGGTATCCGTTATAACTAGTCTCCATGTATAGCTACGTGCTCCGGGTTAGAGCACTCCCATCTCTTTAATTCATTAAGCAATAATTCACTATGTCCGCACTCCCACATAGGAGCTACAAAAGCATCATCTATTGGATCATATAGGTACCCAATACCTGCAAAATTAAAACGTATTTTGTGATTATAGGATGTACGCTTGCATACCTGACCTCGTAAATTACCGTACCAAATCTCAGGCGCTAGACCCTCGATAGTTTCGGTTTCATCTATTCCTACAATTACCTCAGTAACAATATTATTATTATCTAAAAATGCGTAATGTGCCATTATGCCCAGCTCACGTTTCCGGTACCGGCGGTAATTGTTGTAATTTTGTCTGAGCCGGATGTTGTTGTACTTCCAGTTAAACCAGCGCCAATAGTTATAGTCGATGTATCAGGATACTTAAGAATTACGACACCTGAGCCTCCAGATCGTCCAGTAAACGCACCACTATTCCAACCACCACCGGCACCTGATCCCGTATTTGTTGCTCCAGAGGTATTGTTGCCTGACCCTAGTGGATGCTCTGCACGACCACCAATTCCATCCTTAGCCGCGGCTGAGTTTCCGCCGCCACCTTGTCCACCGGCCGCGTAATAAACTGAGGAGCCAGTAATAGCTACCTGTAATCCGGATCCTGCGTTATCGCTGACACCTGCCGCAGCTCCAACACTAGCTGCGCCGCCGCCTCCGCCTCCGCCATTTCCATTTCCTGCACCACCATTAAATCCTTGATTAGCCGTTCCGGTACCGGCCGTACCTGATGCTCCTGAGTTAGGGTCTGATCCGGCGCCGCCCGATCCACCATTACCGGCAGGGTTTCCCGAAGTGCCCTCGCCTCGACCTCCGCCGGTTGATGTAATTGTAGAAAATACAGAGTTAGATCCGTTTGTATTGACGGCTCCACCTGCTCCTACGGTTACGGTGACATTTGTATTAAAAGGAATACTTAAAGCGGTTTCTAAAGTACCTCCGCCACCGGTTGCCGTGACGGTTGAGCGAAGTCCACCTGCGCCACCTCCGCCAACACCGGCGCCCGATCCTGTAAAAGTACCTCCGCCACCGGCTACCACTAAATAATCTACGGTAACGGCGCTTGGAGCACCTCCGCCATGTAATGCTAAAATTGTGTTTAGCATTACGCAATAGCTCCTACTACATACCAAACATCCGCGGCGGTTTTAATACATGCAGCCGTTTTGTATTGTGCAACCGTCGGAGATGCTGCAACCGCACCGGCACTTAATACGGTTGTCGTTCCGCTTGTTACCGCAGAAATAGTACATACACCAGCACCCTTATTAAGTATCGTAATTACGGTACCTACAGGAAAAGCAACGGATGCGTTAGTAGGCAACTTAAAAGCTACCGCGGTGCCTTTATTCATTGGTATAAGTATTTGATATTGATCGGCTAATACGGCGGTGTAATCGTTTGTTTTGTCTGCGGCAACGTCAAAAGCGGTCAGAGAGTTCATGTCCCCAGCCGTCAAAACTTCACCGGTTACAAATGGAAAGCTCGTAGCCATGGTTATCTCCTTAGTATGCCAATACGGAGGTACCGAGCACTCCGTATAGTGATGAGTCTAATATAAAGCCGTCGATAATCGGCTCTAGTGTTGTAAATGTCGTTTTCCACGAGTTAGGCGTAACACGGTGTACTACGCCAAACACTTGTAAAGTCTGTACGAGGGTCGAGTTACCAGGCTGATTAGTCGTAACCTCTACCGGGTCAAAAAAATCTAAACTAAGAGCTGCCAAGATGCCATCGTTATAATCGTCCATATATAGATCAAGCTCTACGGCATCGCATCGAGTCCGAGTATCTTTACGGCTTGCTACGTAAGCACGGGCATAATCGAGCGCGGCTTGGTCCGTATCCATTACGAGATTTTGTTGATTATATGAGTGCACAAAGTACTCATCGATGGAGTCTTGATCTTGAGCTAGTTGAGCCGTACCTCCGATCTTGGTGATAGAGGCAGAATTATAAACCTGCGTATCATCTAATCGCCATACGGCGTTAAAATAATTTATATCGGTGCCATCGTCATTAAAGCGAGTTACGGGTAAAGCCTGAGAGTCTATGCAAAAAGCGCGATCCTTAAGCTCTACCGAGCCGCGAGCATTAATATAGATAGCACCATACTCCGAGATGGTTGCCGTTTGTAGTGCAGCTAAAGCGGTGCGAGGGTTGCCCGGGTCTGCCTGAAATATTGTTGTACCGTATTGGATCTCACGCATAGATGGAGGCCACGCGATCTCATCGAGTATAGCGTTTACACGTTCGCCCGGTAAGTCACCGGCCGAGGCTAAAGTAATAGTAGAGACTTGGCTATTTTGGAATAGTCTAAAAGCATCTACGGCCGTGATAGTCGTGTATACGACATCGGTAGCCATTTTAGGGGTAGTAGTTGTATAGCTAGTAATAAAGCCGCTAAACATTGGATACTCGACACCTGCGTACGTGCCTGTTATCTGTACCTTACGCATTGGAGTAAGCAAACCGTAATAAGGGCCTGCTGCATTTTGAGGATTAAAGTCGCCATTTTGATCGACGATACGCAGAGTTAAAGTACCTGTTTGGAAAACGTCGGCTTGAGCGTTACGGCCCCTCATCGTAGTAATACCGTCTACTTGATCGGATACGTCTACGATTAAAGCCTCAGAGTCTGCTAATACGTTTGTACCTAATTGGCCGCTACCTAAGATCATAGCTTGAGCAAAAGCCGGGCCTGTAGAAAAGTTAATAACCGCGTTAATCGTAGGGACTGTCATAGTGCACCGGCCGTACTAATCGGGTCGCCGCCTCGGTTAAGGCGTTGGATCGTATCTTGCACGAGAGTAGTAAATTCGTCCTGTTGCGCGATAACTCCGGCGCTAATATTTATATTATAAGTTTGCGGATATCCCGAGCCGTAATTCATTGTAGGGCTATAACCGCCTAAATTATCTTGCTGACTTGGCGTAAGGCTATTGTAAAACTCTGTCGCACTAATATCGCTGCCTAGCATTGAGGTAGCCGCAGCGGTAGCCGTTACCGTGTCCAAAATAGCTTTAGTAGAGATTACCGGGCCGGTTACGAAATTAGTGCCACCAATATTAGTTAAGCCCGAGCTACCTGCTCCGGCTCCTACCTTGCTTAAAAGGTTTATATAATCTTGTAACGCCTTTAGTCGAGCTTCGTCCGCTTTCTTTTGAGCAGCTGCTACGCGATCGATCATCGATAACTCCTCCGACTCGCGGAGCTTTGTAAGTGTTAAAGATGCGTTAGTAGTTTTACTTAGAGAGGCAAGGCGAGCAATTTCGGTTAGTTGTATCTGTACGCGCTCGCTATAACTTTCTTTAGCTGCAAGCTCACCGGCGGCGGTAATAGCTGCATTATATTTACCAAAAGCGATATCGCGTAAACGTTCCTTTTCGCTTTCTGCCATCTTGCTATCATTGATTGCCTTAAGCTCTGTAAGTAATTGAGTGTTAAGAGCTGAAAGAGTGGCCTCGCTGATCTGAGTAACTCCGGCTAGTTTGGCCATGTCCGCATTTTTTTGCAGGGCCGCTAGCTCGTTGATCTTACGTAGAGCAAGCTCGCCGTTATCGTCCTCGATAGCCATAAGCGCCTCAAGGCGCAGGCGTGTCTCTTTGTCATACGTGGCCTGTAGTGCAGCGGCGATAGAAATGCGGTTAGTGTCAAATACGGCCGCAGCCTTTGATAACGAAAGTTTATTTTTTTCTGCTAGTTGCGCTTTTTTCTGTAAAGCGATGAGCTCTTTTTGGCGTTTGAGCGCCTCTTTGTCCATCTTAGTTTTCTCAGTTTGGCTCTGAAAATTCTTAAGATCTGCCGGTAAGCCCTGAGGGAAACCACCTTGGCGGCCTAAAACTATGTCTACATTTCGGCGTAAAGCACCGATCGAAAACCTACCGAGATAATTCTTAAGAGCTCTACCGGCATCCTCTAAAACACCTGCGCCCGGGATACTAGAGAATAAATTACCAAGCTCTTTAGCTAGGTATGACGTGTTAGTAATAAGGCCCGAGATGGAGTCCGCAGCACTATCGACCTTGGCAATAAGTTTATCCATACCGCCGGCAGATGTACCTAGAGAGGTTACAAGAGCTCCGCCGATCTGCTCGCTTGCCTGCTCTGCCGCGATCTTAAGGCGAGCCATCGATCCGGCGTAAGAGTCTGCCGCGTTTTTAGATTGGCCTGCGTATTGTGTTGCTATAAGTTTTTCTATCTCAAGATATGACTTACTTGCTAACTCTGCCTGAGTTAAACCTAAATTTAATTGACGTAAGCCTTTTAGATTACCTACGTATGCCTGACTTAGAATTTTTGTAGCTGAGACTAAATCCATGCCCGTACCGGCACTTACATCGAGTGCGGTGTTAAGCATTGATTGAGCGATAGTGGTAGATCTAGTTACCTGAGCTAGTTGGATAAATGAGGGTTGGAGTACGTCGCGATTTACACCGGTGGCCTTTTCTACGGCATCGATGTAACCCTCTGCCTCAGCGGTGGCAAAATTAAAACCTAAATTACGTAAAGCGGTATCGAGGCGCTTAGCCTCTGCGATCTGCTCGCCATAGGCTGATACGGCCTTTTTGGAGTAACTTAAAAGTGCAGCGGCGCTAAAAGTTACGCCAAGGGTACGTCCTAAATTCTTTACGGTTTTCTCAAACCCTTTTATCTGACCTGAGCCTTTAGATAACGCTTTTCCGTTCCACTCGGCTACGGCGGATACGATTAAGTTAGGCATCGCCATTATGCGGCCAATGCGTAAGTGGCCATACCGTAACGGCCATTATTAAAGTTATCTACCGTTTTCTCTATAGCTCTATAAACGGCATCTTGAGCCTTGCCTTGATCCTCTTTCCACGCGCGATAGATCATACGGCCGCGCTCGGCTTGCTTATCTCCGTAAAGTGGTCCCATACGGCTAATAAAGTGAGCACCTGCGCCGGGATTATTAGATCGGCTATTAGGATCTCCGCCCGGGTTTTTACGTCCGGCGGTCTCATAAATAGCACCGGCGGCAGACTTATTAGCTACAAAATAAAGAGCTTGCCATCCGTTGCGGTTTTTTTTACTAGGAGCCTGAGAGTAATAGATCCCTTTTTTAACGGTCTCTGCATCATAAAGTGGAAACATACGTAAACGACCCTCAGTATTAAAAGTCCTAAACATCGAGTTACGTGCGGTTATAGTTTTACCTGCGCTGCCCTCTCGCCACATATAAAGATTATCGGGCTGAGGACTTGGCGCGTAGCCTCGTGCCTTGTCCCGGATAGGCAACATAGCCGCACGTACCTCGGCGTTCATCTCTTTAAGCATTTCAGGATCTAGCCGACGGAGAGCTTTAACGGTTTCGCGTACGCCTTTTATAGCTACCGGCATTTTTATTAGCCTCCTCCGCTTGCTCGTTTAATACCTTTACTAACATCTTAAACATCTCGGCATCTAAGTCGAGTATCGCTTGAGGCGCGACCCCTAACCGTATTGATAGTTGCGCTACCAAATGAGTTAAAGTGCCGCGCCCTAAGCTAAAGGTAGATCGTCTAGTACCTCGACTTTTGCCAAGGTATCTAAAAACTCTGCCCCAAACATCGGTACCGTTTCGCCGCTAGTACGTAGGCACTCCCACGCTAACCAGTAAACGTCGCTCTGTTTCTCGTCATCTCTAAAGGCTTTGTGAAAACCTTTTTTTGCATATAACTCAAAGGCGTACTCAATTCGCGGCGAGATCTGATGCTCTGTTACCTCGCCTGTAGCCCTTGTTATTTTGAGTCGTGCCATTTGTTGCCCCTTTGTTAGTTTGTTATGGTGCGGTAGTAATTACGATTGGTGAGTTACACGTAAACGTGATGCTCTGAGTACCGATATCTCCGACGGCGCCGTTAATATCTGTCGTGTTATTTACCAGGATGGTAGTTGCGTACTGAGGGTTAGTAGCTGAGGTAGTCGCGCTAGTTTGCTTTAGCGTAATTGGTACGGTCGTACCCCACGCAGCTTGTAGCGTTGCGTTTACGTTAGCTGCTGCGGTATCGCTTAAAAAGTCTAGAGAGATCGTAGAAGTCTCAAGGCCTTTCGTAAATTTTCTTGAGCTATCTCCCATTGCCGTGACTTCCAGCTCCTCGAATACGCGGTTAATTGTCGCGCTTGTAACGTGATCAGAGAGTGCAACCGAGTTAAGGGTTACGACTACTCCGTTTGATAGAAATACGGCCATCGCCTATTCCTCGCTTTTCTCTGTAGTAGGTGTATGTGTTTTTGTTTCTTTTTTTGGTGCTTCGGTGATCTGCCCTATCTTGATAAGAAAGGCGATATCTTCATCGGTTAGGCTCATGCTTAACTCCACTCGGTTAGTATTGAGATAGTGATGTCGGTCGTTAGTAAATCGCCGCTTTGTACGCTGAGTACGCTCGGAGCACTTACGGCCCCAATATTCATAACGATAGGCGAGGCTGCTAACTTTTGGAATACGGCGCATACAAGCGACTCGATGCCTTGTAAATTGCCCTGATTGTCGTACATCGGCACGGTACAAATAATCTTAAAAGTCGCCATAGGCGAAATGTTTGCATAATCGTTATTAGTCGGTGTTATGTAAGGATCTGCCGGTGCCACGATCACACTATTAGCGGTGATGGTTGCAGGCGGAAAACTGTAAGTATTCCAAACGTTTGCATTAGCAAGGGCCGCAGCTAGTGAGGCACGTAGAGTAGTAATAGGTACCGGCATTATCCGACCATCGCATTAGGATTTTGATACCCGGCTATAAGTCCTCGTATCTTGCCGATCATGCTATTACCCATACGGTAAGGGCTAGGGCTAAAACCATCGATGGATACGCCGCCGGTTTGGCTAACCTGCCGGGCTTGGAAAATGTCCACGGCCAAGATCATCGCGGCTTCGCGTACGGCCGGAGTCGTTGCGTATGAGTTTGTCTTTGTATCCGCGCCTATGGCTTGGCCATAAGGTAGTACGCGCGTAAAATTAGCGTTAGCGGCGGTCTTAGCAAACTGTATAAAGCTATAACCGTTTGGCCAATTAAAAGCCATATTATTAAATGCTATTGATGGAAATTGCGTAGTAGTGCCGGCGGTCCACGGGATCGTGCCGGTAACTGTATAAGTGCCGTTATAAGTTGAGCCGCACCCACTCAAGGTTATGGAGTCCCCGGTGCTAAATATTGCAGGGTTAGCGATCATTACCGTAGCTACGTTATTTTGTAATGCGGTACCTACGACCGGTGCGGAGTCAAACCATAAAAATTGGTTTAGTAAATCCTGCGCAGCTTGGCAACAGGTCTCGACGATATCCGACGAGTAAAGGTTTTCGATGCCGAGGTTAGCGCGTAGCTCGGCTTCGGTTACGTACGTGGCAGGCATCTTATTCTCCTTACTTACTAGGGCCGGTACCCCTCAAAGGGCTAAGAGGGGTACCGACTATTAGTGGTTTATTTAGTTAAGGTTAAACTTAACAATACCCTTAGGCATTTTTGCGATAGTTGCCATGTAGCCGTAAATAGCTACTTGCACTTGTAGGTTTGATACTACGTTTACTGACATATATGCCGTAGGTGATTGGTAAACCGTAAAGGCCTCAGGTGCAAGGATCACGGCTGAGTCGTCGATCGTTGTAGTAGCGGTAAAGTTTTTATCTACATAGAGATCGAGTCCGAGTACGTTGCCTCGAATAGATCCCGGCTGCACTAGACCGCCTGCGTTCATTGGCTGAGATGCTGAGTAGATTGGTCGCCCGGTAGTATCTGTAGCGCCCATTAGTAGCTGCCATTGTGATCCATTGGCGATGTAGTTATTAGCAAAATAACCTGTAGCTTCGTAAACCTTACGAGCTGAGTCTGAGGCAAACTCGATAATACCGGCTGAGTCTGCATCGCATCCTGAGCTATATTGACCTGCCGCGATTAGTGCGTTTAGTACTGTCGTATCGAGAGTCTTTAGATACGCGTTCTGTAGCTGATTTGTTAGCTCTGCATAGAAATTAGGATCTGAGCGCTCTAACAATTCTACGCTAATCGTATTCATGCCTGCGTACTTAGATACGGTACCTGTTAGGTAAGCCGTTTCCATCCCGGTATTTTGTACCGCTCCGGCTTCTAGCTCAACGGTTACAACAGGTGCTACACCTGTACCGCCACCGGCTGAGGTAACGAGTGATGGCACGTTGATCGTCATACCGTTAGTAGGCAAAACTCCACGTGAGCAAGCATCGATAGCAGGTGTACCAAAACGAGTGTTAGTAGGAAATTCTGCTAAATACTGAGTAGGTGAAAATGCAGGGTTGGTAGCAAAGCTATCATCGGCTGCGGTTACGTAAAGCTTTGAGTCGTCGTTACCTAGAGCAGCTTTAATTTTGTGCTCTGTGTATGCGCCCATAGATGTAATAGGTGTACGTACTCGCTGAGAGTCTAGTACGGATGGTCGGATGATCTTACGAGCGGCCTCGACCTTTTCAGCCTCGACCGGTGCATCTACCTGAGTTTCCTCCGGTGTATTTTCAGGGGCAGTAGTCACGGCCTCCTCGCTTTCTGTTTCTGTTTCGGTTTCGACCTCTACGATCGTCGTAGAGATAGTTGTAGTTTTTTCTTTTGTACTTGTAGCTGCCTCAAGCGCTGCTCGAGCGGCTGCAATATCAGTTACGGAGGCGCTAGAAAAGGCCGCACTCTCGACGAGGCTAACCTCTTTGAGGACCGCCGCCGTTACTAACAGGTAATCCCCCATAGGCTTAGAGGCCGTTACATCGACCCCTACGGATAAGCCGGATACTAGGTTTTCCTGAGCTAGTACTAGAGCATCTTGTCCTCGAGTGCTACTAGATAACTTAAAGGATCC